CCTTGTACGTGGCTATACTTGTATCTACCATTCTTTATACAACTCTTCTCAAAAATACTGGCACATTTTTATTAGTAAGAACACCAAATTCGGTATTTAATTGATTATAATATTCTTTCTTGATTATTCGGATGGTACGCTTCGCTTCGTTTAATTCATCCTCATAGTCATAATAGGTAACCTTATTACCGTACACTGTCTCAATTATTGTCTGCCCATCTATTGTTAGATTGGTTGGAATAACATCCTGGACAACCGGTAAACCATCATAATAATCATGTGGTACACCAAGCTCATCATCCGTCAATAATGATTTATTGATTTTAAATCGAGTTTCCTCGGTAATTTGTTCAGCTTGATTTTCTCGTATTACCACCTTCTCATAATGGTGTACAGAAGCGTCATTTGTTAAATCCTGAGTCCATGAAATTACCTCATGGTCCTGTAATGTTGCGTCCAGGTCATCTTCCGCCATACTACGGTACTTATCTGCGATATATTTTGGAAATACAGAGGATGTCAGCGGCCAGTCATATTGAGCGTCCAACATATCATTAGCATATAATATCATCCAGTGAGCTTGTGAATCACCATATACCTTTGAAGCGAGTATTTCTGGTGTATCACCATCCTGTATAATATAGCGCATATAAGCAGAAGAATTGGTTAGAGCTTCACGAATAATAGAGGTACGGAATAAAAGATTCCGAATAGTCTGGAATCTTGAATATTTAACACCTGATATTTGATAGGGAATTAATGGGAATTTATCAAAATAAGTACTCATTCTTAGAATCCTTGGAGAACGCGGCGCTTGTGGACAACTTCAACTTCTCTCATGCCTAAGCTTAGTCTTGCTGCTACTGGATGGCCATTAGAGAATGTTGCGTATCTCCCTGTTGGCGTATAGTCGACCTCGATACGATCCAGAACACAGGTATTTATTCTTGGGATATTGGTATTTTCTACACCTCTATTATAGAATGTGATATCAAATTCAGCTGGTGGAATCCATGTAAAACCTTCTGTCACAGAATCAAGCTCAGGAGCAGCGTGGTATCTAAGGGTACGAATAATAGTCTTCATAGTTTCGGATTCTTCAGCATTTCTTGGTGCCATTAAAAATTCAAATACGAACTGGCGAAGATTTGTTTTAGAGAACATTACCTCAACGCGCGGATTAATTGGATAACCAGCTAAAGAAGACAACTTACCAAGACCTTTACCTGCGGAACTTAATAAGTTTTCAACTCCGGCTCCAACGTCTGCTCCAAAAAATCTAGCGGCAGTAGCACCAGCAGCGCCAGTTATTAAGCCGCCTGCTAGAGCAGTCAAGCTTGTTTCCTGGTATTCATTGGTTGTATTATACACAATAGGAGTAGGCATAAACATTGCTATGGATTCTTTAATACGGCGAGTAAATCTTGGAATAGATAACATTTCTGTTCTTAAAGCATTCATCCCTAATACAGGAGTAAGCCCTCCAACATCCACCGCATTACCAAATCTTAAAGCATCCACCTTTGACCATTGATTATTGCCCTGAAATAGCGTTTGATTAAACTGAGTACCACCATATGAGGTTCTAGCAGTCGCGCCAGATAAACTACTAGATAAGGCAAAAACAGGCACATTTATATTAATTACCATATAATGGCCAATATCATCATTATTTAAATCGTTTGGAAATACCCGATAAGTGAAATCATACTCAGATTGATTGAGGGTGTTGTCATTAACGGATGTTACTCTTGGGTCAACCGCGGCATTATTTCCTCGGCCTGCAGATCCTGGTGTTGCCATCTAGATATTTCCTTGTGGAATTGTTTTCTATATATTTATATGAAAACTTACAAGGGCAGATATAGCCCAAAGCACCCTGAAAAATATAAAGGTGACCCAACTCAGATCATTTATCGGTCTAGTTGGGAACGCAGGCTCATGGTTTATTTGGATGAGAATAAATCGATTATTCAGTGGTCATCAGAGGAAATAGCAATACCATATATATCACCACTGGATAACAGATACCACAGATATTTCCCTGACTTCTATATAAAGGCTATCGACAAGAATGGTAATATCACAGAACAGCTATTGGAAGTAAAGCCCAAGAAAGAAACAACTGAACCTAAGAAAAAGAAGCGTATTACCAAACAGTATATTACTGAGGTAACTACATGGGGCAAGAATCAAGCTAAATGGAAAGCAGCAGAAGAATACTGTCTGGACAGAGGCTGGCAGTTCAAGCTTATCACTGAGAAAGAATTAGGCATCAAATAGTATTATTCATTGCTACAGCACATAGCCATTATATAGTCATGTCAAGTGGTTGTCAAGTGAAATAAATACAATTATGGCAAAAAATTATACATCACAAGAAATCGGCGATTGGATGACGGGTAAGGCCAAGAGTGCTTCTGGCTACCGTAATAAAATCATGTCCAATAATGAGCGCAATAGAGATAGTACCGTAATAGGTAAAATGTACTTTTTCTGGTACGATCCAAAGCACAAAGATACCCTCCCTATGTACGATAGATTTCCCTTGGTATTTCCCATAGAACGTTATCCAGATGGCTTTCTAGGCCTTAATCTTCACTACCTCTCATTTGGAGAGCGCAGCGCACTACTGAATACCATGATGAAATTCCGTAATAATAATAAAATGAACGCAACCACCAAGCTCCGTGTCACATATGACTTATTAAACAATACTGGTAGAATAGCTGGTGCTATGCGCCCATGTATTAAGAGATATTTGTTTAGTCAGGTTAGGTCATCATTTGTGGAAGTTACAGCCGATGAATGGGATAAGGCTATACAATTACCTGTCGCAGTATGGGTTTCAAAAGGATAAAATATAAATGGCAACTTTTAAAATAGAAAACCAGCCAACATCTTTGAGAATGCAGGACTTTCTTAGTCTCTCTTCAAAATATGGTGGATTAGTTAAATCGGCTCGATTTGTTGTACAGATTGTACCTAGTGGCACTAATTCTTTTTTGATATCCTCAGGATATGGCGCTTTTATGGGAGATTTAACATATCTCTGCGAAGCTGCTGAATTCCCTGGTCGTGGTTTTAATATGGCTGAAATGGTATATTATGGACCAAGTTTTAAAGTGCCATACCAAGCAGATTACCAAGAAGCTGCTATGACATTCTTATGCCGCAGCGAATCACTTGAAAGACAGTTCTTTGATGATTGGATGGAAATAATTAATCCAACCAATACATTTGACTTCTCATATAAAGACAATTACAAGTGTAAAATCAATATGTTTCAATTTAACGATATTGAACGCAATTCAGGTAAGACAGAACCAACAGCTACGTATGTCTGGACACTCCATGACGCTTGGCCTGTTCTAGTTAATCCACAGCCAGTTACTTGGGCCGATGATAATTTCCAACGTCTAACAATTTCTTTTTCGTACCAGAAATGGACTCGCCCTAATAAGGACAAACAGCCAGAAACATTTAAACTGGTAGAAGACGCGCTTATGTTAAGTTCCAAAACAACAGGCGGACCACGATAATACTTAATTATAGAGGATGAAAATATATGACTTTACCTAAAATTGATGTGCCAATTTATGAAGTAACTTTGCCATCTAATGGCAATACTATTAAAATTCGACCATTTGTTGTCAAAGAAGAAAAGCTTTTACTCATGGCAATCGAATCAGGAGACAATGAAAATATCATCAAGACAACCAAGCAGGTAATCAATAACTGTATTGTGTCTGGTGACCTTGACTTAGAAAAGATGCCGTTCTTTGATGTGGACTACCTGTTTATAGCACTAAGAGCCAAGTCCATCGGTGAAAGCATTGAGACTTCTTATGTGTGTAATAATATGGTAGATGGTAACAAATGTGGTGGTATTTTCGACACAGTTATTGATATATCCAATTGTACCATCGAAAAGAAAGATGATATTACAATGGATATCAGCCTATCAAACAAACTGTCCATGAAGATGAAATACCCATCTTATTCTATTATGAAGATGATTTCGAGTAACGAGAATAACTTTCAAAAGAAAATACGAATTATAGCAAGTTGTATTGAACGAATTACAAATGGTGATCAGGTATATTCTAGTAAGGATTTCTCAAAGGAAGAATTGGTAAATTTTATTGATGGGCTAACCCGTGAGCAATTCGTAAAGCTGGAAAACTTTGTAGATAACTTACCATCTTTTGCTATCCAAACTGGTGGTGTATGCCCCAAGTGCGGATCCGAGCATAAGATAAAGTACACGGACTTTACCCGTTTTTTTCAATAATGCTTGGCCATGATAAACTAATGAATTATTATAAGACTAACTTCGCACTCATGCAGTTCCATAAGTATAGTCTTACCGAATTAGAGGGAATGATTCCTTGGGAAAGATTTATATACGTTGATTTGCTCAAAGAGCATATAAAAGAACAAGAGCAAAAGAACCGTGACCAAGCAGCAACAATTAAAAAGAGAAGATAAATGGCGTTCAATCTAGAAAATATGACCATAGACTATAAGAAAATGCTCCGTATGGTACCAGCGGACCGCGCAACGCTGGCCCAGAGCGGACAAGTTAGTGATCTAATATCATCACTAACACCTGGTCAATTGGTCAATCTATTTCCTAGATATTACCGTGATCAGTTACCAGATATTGGTAAATCTATTGGCTCATTGGGCGGTGTTTTATCTGATCCACCAAGATATGTCGGAGGTGGAGGAGGCGGCGGTGGAGGTGGCGGCGATGGTGGTGGAACTGTTCCTTATGTTCCGCCTGAACTAAGCACAGAAAAACAAGCTGAAATATTGGCAAAAGCGGGTATTGATGTTACTGCTATTACAGGAGCAATAAGTGCTGAAGGGCTATCTATTGATGATGAAAGAGTTAAAGTTCTTAGAAACTTATCAGATGAAGAAATGGCCAAATCCGGTTTAGAGAGAGTAACATCTGAAGATGGTAGAACTATCATAAAAAAAGTTGCGCCAGAAGCTCTTCAATTAAGCGATGAAGCTGCTATTGATAAGTTTAGCAGAACATTTCCTCCAACAACTTTCAGCCCTAGAGAAAGAGCGACATTAGACTTTATTGCTAAGAGAGAAGGCGCTTCAGATCCTAATATAGTTTTTGGCGGTGAGAGATACAAAGAAAGACTGGGACTAGATAAAAAGCCATTAACAGAACATACAATATCGGAAGTACTCAATGGCATTATGCCTAAACTGCGCGAGTTATCAAAAAATGATGGATTTGGTAGACGCGATGATGGTAAAATTGTAGGAACATCCGCTGTTGGCAGCGGACAGATGATTGAAGGCACTCTTATAGCTAATCTCCGAGCTTTAGGTATACCAGAAGCCGAATGGGATACGATTAAACTTGACAAAAATCTACAGGAAAGATTGACGCTACAGAACTTTAAATCATCTGGTATTGGTGATCCTAATGCTCCTCCATCTACTTGGAATCAAAATAGATTGGGCGCACAATATGAGTCTCTAAATCAGGGAAGAGGGCATCCTGGCATGACGCAGGCCGAAGCTGCTGCGATTGAAAACGCTTCTTCAGAAAAACCAATTATTCAACAGAACGTTACACCTCAAGAAGCGAAACAAAAACTTGCTGAACTAGAAACACAGCAAGAACAACAATCTCTAACGCAAACATTGTATAAGAAGCAAACTCAAGGCCAACCAACTGCCTTAGAAGGCAAAATGAGACCTGTAGGAAATGATTATGACAGTTTGTCAAACTTTTGGTCGCAGAGAAGTCCTAGAACAGATATGAAAGATGTTATGAGAGTTGATCCCGATCTTCTCAAATCTGCTGCCGAAGGTATACAAATGTATGAGGCCGCAAACCCTCAATACAGGGTTGAGGTATTTGGACCAAGTGGTGGTGCCAGAGACAGCGGTAGTATGAGCAATCATGGCATTAAAAGTGATGGAACTAGTAAAGCTCTTGATTATGTAATTATTGACAGAGAAACAGGCAAACAACTTGTAAATCTTGGTAGGGAAGGAGGAGGACAAGGTTATTCTAATCAAGTCGGAGGCACAGGTTTAGGCTTTGATGAAATGACAAAACTGCACGGAATGGTGCGAGTTGCACAGGAACATTTTGCTCCTCATGAAAAAGACTATCGACATGGCACAGGTTGGACAGGTGGCGATGTGCCATTTGATGCAATGCATGGCGACATTAGAGGCGATGCTCTAGGTGCGTATGATTGGGAAAAAGGATACACTCCTGCATTTAGACAACAATTTGGTATGAAAGAAAATTTCGTTCTTGGTAATGAAGGTCGTATTAAAGACCTAGGCCAGCAACTTTTTGGCCAAGTAGATGAAGAAGGAAATTATACAAACATGGCAGGATTCACACAGTTAGAAGACGGTAATATTACTGTTATTCCTAAACAAATTGAACGTGAAACACAATCTGAGGCGCAGTCAACAGTACCAGCGACAAGCCCTGTCAACGCAGATCCTGTCACATCAGCACTAAGCAGAGTTGAAGGGCAACCTTCTGAAGCTATTCCTGTTCCTGTATCTCCAATAGATCCTGTAAGGATACCATCTGATACTCAACAAACAACTACACCATCCGCTGCTCCAGCGCCTGTCGCAAATCGGCCAGAGGTTAGATCATTTGCTAGTGGTGGTACAGTTCCTATGACACCAGGAGAAAATGTTGCTGGTATTAATACGGACACTGGTAAGCTAGAGTTTATGAGTAATGACAGAGAATTGTATACCAAAGATGATCAGGGCAATCTTCGCATTGATCCATCAACGATAAGACAAGAAGACCAAAAGGCTGAAATAGCACCTGCTGAACCACAGAGACAGGAAGAACCAAATCAGCCTTCACAAAGAAGGCCAGAACAGCCAATGCCAGTAAGCACACCTGATCCAAACTTCTTAGAAACAATGTCCTCTGGATCAATGTCCTCATCGCCATCACAACTGAGAGCATTGAACAGAGCAAGGCTTTATAATGAAAACAGTGGTAGTTTAGTCAACGGTCACTTCTCATAAAAAAAGAGGGCGGTTATTGCTTCCCCCCTCTTTTCCGAACACGTTAAAGACAACGACTATTAGTTATTATTCGTCCGCAAGACCCTTAAAGTAGTTGAGGTCTTCATCCTCAGTATCAAATGGCACATCATCTGCGACAGACTTACGAGCCTTTGCAGCCTCGAAGTTTGGCTTCTGAGTGACAGAATCGGTGATCTGATCCTTGACAGGAGCATCAGCCGAACCGAGACTTGCGCCAAGGACATCCTCGAGCTTCCGCTTGAGTTCGTCGTATGACTTGAAGTTCTTAGGATCCAGAACTTCCTTGAGAGAATGCTCGGACTTCCAAATCTTCTCAAGCTCTGCGTCATCATCAAGAAGAGGACCAGGAGTGTCAAACGATGAGGTATCGTAATTGACATAACCAGCGACCATCTTAGAACGAAGCTTGAAGTTAGCACCAGACCAGAAGTCGAACGGATTGAGAGGCTTATCGCCTTCATACTCGGGATTCATTGCTGAGGTAAGCTTGTCGAAAATCTTCTTGCCGAACTTGTACAAGAAGACCTTGCCTTCGTTAGCAGGATTAGAAGGATCCTTCACCACATAGATGTTAGCAACATAGTGGAGACGGCGCTTCTGCTCACGGGCTTGCTTACGCTGCCATGAGTTTTCATCGCTTGAAGCATTCCAAAGCTGAGAGTTAAATTCGGACACAGGATCCTTTTGTCCGAGAGAGGTAAGCGAGTTCTCAATGAACCACTTACCGGTAGGGCCCTTGAAGCCATGATCGAAATAGCGAATCCAAGGAAGCGCGTCATCGCCATCTACTGCGGGTGCAGGAAGGAAGCGAAAGACCGCCATGCCGTTGCCGGCCTTATCGCGGTTGAGCTTCCAATAGCGTTCATCTTCCCCACGGCCTTCGCCCTGAGGTTGATTGATCTTTTCGATTTCCTTGGTAAGACGACCAATATCGGCCGAAGACTTCTTGAGGGATGCAAAGTTTGACATTGTATGTTCTCCGTATGACAGTGTATGTTGAGTATAATAGCACAGGAATCTCCCTGTGTCAAGTGTATATAGTATCTTCCACATGAGATTTCAAGAGGTCTGCGAACTTTTTTTTGTCTATCTGAGGAATGATAAACGGCGCAAACTTCTTGGCTTTGAAGCTAATCTTAGACCAAATGAAATCATCTGGTAGTTTAGCATCAAACTTCGGAACGAACTGGATAAAATAGTTGAGTATCACAAAGGTCTGATAAGATATAGATCCAGCCATCAGAGTCGGTATAATGTTTGGATATTGACTATCAAACCGTAAGGCGGGTTTGATATCTCCTATCGTCGCCAGTTCGTTCCGAAATACATAAGACATGGATTGATTGGTTTTCATATAGGCTTTTGTGTTATCA